GGCCTTGAGCGTGGCTTCGGAAGCTGCATTTTGAGCTTCAACTTGGCCAATTCCTGGGATGTCGATCATTACTGCCATGGCTTATTTTTTCCTGGATAAATGCGCATATAAATACACTTGCGTATTATATATTTACCGGAGATAAAATGGACCAAATTCCTAATTACAGTCAGCCAAAAAAGAACCCGCTGGCCAGCTTTTATAGACAGCCAAAGATCTATGTCAAACTACCAAGCAAGGGCGAGTTCTATCCACCTGGCAGTTTGGATGTCAGTGCCAACGGAGAATATCCTGTTTATGCAATGACTGCCAAAGATGAACTACTGTTTAAAACTCCGGATGCCTTGTTAAGCGGACAAAGCACTGTGGAATTGATCAAGAGCTGTATTCCAGCGATAACCAATCCCTGGGCTATGCCAAACATAGATCTAGACTTTGCTCTGATAGCCATACGCATTGCTACCTACGGAGACAAGATGGAAGTGGGGTGTAACTGTCCTCATTGTGAAGCTGAAAACAGCTACGACATCGATCTCACTGCTTGGTTTGGTGTGTTCAACAATTTCCAATACGAAAAAGACATACCAATAGATCAACTAACAGTGCATGTGCGTCCGTATACCTACAAAGAAGTCACAAAAACTGCAATCCAAACCATGGAGCAGCAGAGAATATTCCAGATCATCAATGATGACACCCTCACAGACGAAGTCAAACTAGAAAGATTTGGCGCTAGTTTTATCAAGCTCACAGAACTCACAGTGGATATCATTGCAGACTGTATCACTGCCATAGATGCACCAGAAGGCACTGTTACTGATCAAGCTATGATCAAAGAGTTTATTGCAAACTGTGCCAAAGATGTATTTGAAAAAATACAGAACCATGTGATACAGATGAAAGACAACATTCAGTTTGAAGCACAAAACGTTACCTGTGGAGAATGTAATAAGTCATTTAGCTTGCCTATTACAATGGATCAGGCAAATTTTTTCGCCGTAAAATCTTAACGTTATCCTTGCCGGAGATTTTACGGGAATCTGATCGCTTAGATAAAGAAGGCAAGGATCTCAAAAAAGAATGCATGAAACTGTGTTGGTACATGCGTGGACTCAGTTTTGCTGAAGTTATGCACATGAGCTGGGACGAGCGAGAAATAATTGCAGAGATTGTTAAAGAAAATCTCGAAACTACAAGAAAAACAGGACTACCTTTCTTTTAGAGCGTGTTTCTATAAGACTTTAGAGCAAACAAGTCTTGACTATCAAGAGGTCTGCCTCGCAGCACTTTGTCAACGGTAGCACCTAATTCTTTATCACTGATATCTCCACGGTAAGTTCTTAATTTTTGTAGACTTGCTGTGTCCAACGACTTGCCGGACATGGCTTGATCAATCAGGGTCTTAAGTTCTGTAGTGTCAGCGGGAGCTGCATTGGATTTGGTTTTAGATTTTTCAGTGCCGGATGGTTCAAACCATCTAGACGGAGTTAATAGCTTGTCCATCTTGTCTGCACCTTTGTCATACTGTAGTTTAGCGTTGGTGCCATCAAGCCATTTACTAGGACTTAACACTTTGTCCATCTTAGACTTGCCTTTTTCGTAGGCCACTGGTCCAACTTCAACCACAATGTCACGTATTTTCATTTTCTAAATACGCTGATCGTGCCTTGTGATAATCCGGTTTCAAACATTTTTTGCTTGTGCATTTCCACTCGTTGAGCCAAAGCTTCTGACAGTGTATTTCCATGATTAATCTTGCTGGCATTTTGTTGAGATAATTGATTAGCCATATTAGCCATCACTTTGTTGCCGGTGGAACTAGCAGCAGCTGCCGCTTGACGTTTTTCACGTTTACGTATAGCATTTGGTGTTTGACTTACTTGACCCGCTACTCTGCCGCCTCTTTTCTTGGTTTGAGGTTGATTGGGATTATCTGCAGCCGCGGTGTTTGTGGCACTAACTGGTGCATTGGCCATGGTGTTAGCTGGTGCTGCTGCGGCTCCCGCATCTGCCGCTGCTGCCGTTGTTGGTTCAGCAGCTGGTGCTGCTGCGGCTCCCGCTGCTGGGGGAGTTGTCGCTGCCGGTGCTGCTCCTACAGCTGGTTTAGGATCAGGTGTTGCCATCGATTTCTGCAACAACTGTAAAATTCTCTGCTTGCCTTTCTTATCTAACTTGTCTACGTTGGCTTTTACTTGTGCGTAGACTGTTTGTCCTGCTTTGGCAGTAGTCTGTTTGTCTACTGCTGCGGTTGTTTTAGCTAACGCAGCGCCAGCTGCTCCTGTTTGTGCCACAGCAGGTGCTGTACCTGTAGGACCTTGCGCATTGATATCTTTTGCTGAAGGAGTTCCGCCACTTGGTGCTGTTGGCGCTCCACCTGCATCATACCCAGGCTGTCCTTTATTAGGATCAGGATCATCGCCTACAAATGCTTTGCCAGCTTGATATCCTTTCTTCATAGCACGACCAGCACCTGCTACCCCACCTGCTACAGCTCCTACAGTGTTAGCTACACCACGGGCAGCATTACCTACAACTGAACCGATCTTATTTAAAATAGGTCCTTCTTCAAGATGTTGGGTTTCTGATTCGGTTAATAGTTCATTAATTCTCATATCAAGGCATTCCTAAAAGGTATAACTTTATTTATTAAAAACGAGCTTGCGCTCGTTTGCGTTTTCGCTTGTCGCTCAACGCGATTGTCTTCTTTTTAATAATTATTGACATTGTAATTGCGAAGCAATTCAAGTATTATGCAGATTGTTCAGTCACACTTTGCCCAGGCCGGGCAAAGATAAGAGCATTATGCGAGTTGCACAGTACACTCTAGCGTTACAGCATTACAGAGGCGGTCATCCGGTACCTCGAGCTGCGTCTTTATATGACGGCGGCTTACAAACATACGCTAACATGTTTGCAAACGTGGGGCTTATTTCCCCTCTTTTTGCCTTGTTTTTCTTTTCAAATAACCAAATCGCAGGTCTTGGTAGCGATCGTCATCCTTTCGGGTAGTGGTTAAGCACCTTTGCGGCAAGGTTTTCCATCCCTGTGTACACGTAGACCAGGTTTAGAGCGCACGAAATTGAGCCTGCGCTAGCCAAAAAACCGCTTTATTTTGCCTGAGATTGTTCTAGTAGACGCTGTCTAAGTATGTTTGATCCGCCAACTCTGACATTTATAATACCATTATAATAGTCATCAGTTTCTAAAACTCTGCGTTCAAACTGCTCTCTTGCTTCTAAATATGATAGTTCTGCCTTGGACTTGCAAAGGTAAAGTATTTCTCTTGTGAAATTTTCCGGACCTAATGTTTGGACGTCTGCGTTTAACCTATCAGATGAACCATAGTATTCGCGCCAATCGCTTTCTACTACACTTCTTCTTTTGAGTTTTTTGCCTTTGAGTGGGGGTTTGGTACGTTTGAATTGTGCTAATTTCTTGCCTATGTACTTCTGTCCGGTGGTTTTATTCGTGATTATATAAACAAAGCCAATATAGCCTTCTGGTATTTCGTCTATTATTTGATTTTGAAACGTCCATTGCACTCTTTAATTAGTTAAAGCTTCTTGCCTCTCATGCCTTTTCTGGATTCTCGCTGTGCCTTTCGTTTATCTTGTATTTCTACTCTTATGATTGATGCCTGTGTGCGTATTTCTGATAGCCATGATCTTGCTTTGATACCTGCTTCGTTGGATTTTTTGTGATGAAATCGATCCTGCCATTTAAAGTATTCTTGAAAGGCATGGATCATACGATCGTGTGCGTCCGAACTCATGCCATAATCTCTATGTCATTGCTATAACTAGTGAATCCATTTTCTTTGATCACTTTCAGCACGTGATTAACACGACTGGTCAAATCATCTCTATGTGAAATCAAGAACACATTCTTGTCACGCTCACGAGTCATGCGTTTCAACACAGCAATACTGGATTCAACACCACTAGCATCCATGCCCGAATCTACAAGTTCGTCGATAAACAACAAATTAATACTGGTGTATAGGTTTTCCCACACATCACGGAACGCCCACGACAAAGATAAGATCAATCTGTTACGTTCTCCACGGCTTAGATTGTCAAAATCTAGATCTTGTCCTAGCTGTGTGATAACCACAGTTAAATCATTCTGAAACTCCACAGTGTGAGGCAATCCGATCTTGTCCAAATAATATGTCAAACGTTGATTCAAGAACGCAAGATTCTGATCTATTATTCGTTTGCGAACAAAACTATCTTTGTTGGTCAATAACTTGTGCAAGAACTCTTGATGATCTTTAACACGCACTAGTTCGTTGAGTCCGTTCCAATCTATTTCCTGCACAGCTGTTTCTTTGAGTTCAACAATCTGATCGTCATAGGGATTTTCTTCTGCAGTCTTGATAGTAATGTCACGCTCTAGGCTGTCTAGGGTATTTTTATGGTTCAATGCTGCTTCTAAACTATCGTAGGTCACTGAAGGACACGCACCTAGTTCGCCCAGCAGCGATATTGCTTCAGTGATCACACTGAGCTCTTCGAGATGTTCGTTGATAGCGCCACGGCTTTCTTCAATCTGTGCAGACTTAGCAGACATAATTTCATTATGTTTGGCGTCGTGTAGCTCTTGGCCGCAGGTATGACATTTGTGTTCTGTTAGACTGACTAATTCTCGTTCTAGTTTGTCTAGAATACGCTGTTCTTTTTCCAAAGCTGAAGTTTGTTTAGCACTCAGTGATGCTAGACTCTCGTGTTCCTTTTTATTTGTATTCCAATCTGCTAATGCTCGCTGATTGACGATTTCTTGATCAATGTCAATGTCGCTGAGCCGATCAATGCTTTTGAGTAAATTAGTCAGAGCAGTTTCTTTTTGTTCTTCCCACATGCGTTGTTTGCGTATCAACGACTCTATGCTTTGTTGTATTCTTTCGTTGCTGGCTTTGACAGTTTCTATTCTTGTGTTTTCTGTTGCAATGCTGTCTTTGCTGATTCTAATTGCATCTTTAAGTGCTTCTGCCTTTTCTGACAGTATGGTAATTCCCAACAACTGTTCAATAATAGCACGTTGATCTGCAGCTTTCATGCTCAAAAAAGGTTCTGTGTAGGTGTTTAATGCAATGAGATGTTTGAACATCTCATGTTTCATGCCAAACACTTCTTCAATGGCCTTTTGTGTTTCTCTGCTGTCGCCTTGACTTTCGTCAAGATCGCTGAGCTCTTGTTCTTGATCATTTATACTGAATCTCAGTAAATTAGGCTTGCGACCTCGCTCGATATGATACTTGACTCCATCTTTTTCAAAAGTCACTGTACACAGCATTCCTTTGCTGTTGATCTTGTTGATAAGATTATCACGTTTGATATTAGTCAGCGCCTGTCCGTAGATGGCATAACTTAATCCGTTGATAATAGTAGTCTTGCCTGTGCCATTTCTAGCACCGCTGTCGTCACCGCCTAGGTCCATATTTTCACCTAGCACCAAGGTAAGCTGACCTTTGTCAAAATCAATGGCCTGGGTCTGATTACCCACGCTCATGAAGTTGCGCACTGTGAGATTGTTGATTTTAATCATAGTTCGTTATAGATATCCAACAGTAATTTTTTGTCATAGGTATCACTGTCTATGTTATTGATTTGATTCATTACAATAGTGTCCACAGATTCAAATGTGATGTCTATGGGATTAACAGCACTTTCTACTTCTACTTTTTCTGGAATTAGCATTAACTCACGCAGTTTATACTGCGGCATGAATTGTTCTTTGATAAAGTTTGCTTCTTCGAATGTGATAGGCAAGTCAATGGTCACACGACAATGCATCTTTTCACGCAGCAGCTCATCAGGCCTATCGATGATCTGACTCAGCTTGTAGGTTCTGTATATGGGCTGATCGGGCCAAGAATGATATTCGGGTTTGCCACCCCAATCCATGATCATCATACCACGATCGTCATCACCTGCGTCTGCATAGTTGTGCGGGAAAGCATTGCCTATATAAACCACATTGCCTTTTTGTTGCCGCTTGTGAAAGTGTCCAGTAAACACTAATTCTTGATTCTGAAAGTGTCCAGTCTGCAACTGACCGTGATCAGGCATCTGCACCATGGCATTCATATAAAAGTGCGGCAGCTCAAGATGTCCAAAAATGTATCTGCTTTTCAGTTGTTTTACAGTGGTCCATTCATCACCTATCAGCCAAGGCATGATAGTGACATCCCCTTCTGTGTATAACTCACGTATGGGCACAATGTTAGGAAACAATCTCATAAACTCTACAGAGTTGATTTCACGCTTGTCTTTGTAGAATAAATCGTGATTGCCTAGAATGAAATAGACTTTTTCAAAACTCTGACTGAGTTTTTCCAAGTTGCTCACAGTATAATTCATAGTGCTAACATCAGTGGTACTGCGATTATGATGCCAGTCACCTAGAAATATAGCTGTTTCGCAGCCTTGTGCTCGAGCTGTGTCACAAAACCAAGACACAAAATCTTCGCAGTCTTGATTATGTGTACGACTTCCGGATTTTAATCCAAAGTGTATGTCAGTGAAGCATGCAACTTTCTTAAAGAGATTCATAGATTAATTATAACAGAATATAAATGTAAGGTCAAACTCAATCTAAACTATCTGTGACAGTGACTGGTCCGGGAGCGTTCTTACCACCATTGGAGCTGTTTTGACGTGTCCATGAAGGATTCATACCATTCATTTCGAGAATGTCGTCTCGAATGTTTTGATTGCGCTTCTCCAGGTTGATAATTCTAACGAATGAATTAGTGACAGCAGCAGTATAGTAAGCAAAAGGATTATCAGATTTACTTTCATCGAATTGGAGTCCTATTTGAGTTAGTTGAAGAATAGCTTGACCTTTCATTTCGTCATTGTATGTGTAGCCTCTGACGTTGCCTCTGGTGGCATATCTCTCACAGAGCTTGATAAACATGCGAGCTAGGTCGTTGGTCATTTGTCCGTGATCTTTTGAAAACTCTCCATGATCAAGATCTCCTTTCCAATGACTTTTGCCCACACAGATCAAGTTATCGTTGTCATCATATTTCCAATGCTGGAAAGGCGGAAAGTTTACTTTGTCATGACTGTCAGCAGTGTTTTTAAGAGTTTTCTTACGGCCCGGCGCTAACGGTATGTGTGTAAAGGTCATCACACGAAAAACTAGATCTTGTTTCTGCACTTTGCGATAATCAACTTCAAACTCTTTAGCTGGCATTTTTTTACCAGCTGCGTATACAGCTGCTTCGTGTGCAGCCTTGGCCATTTTAGATGCTCTATTTCTTTTGGCTTCTGCGATAGTGCGTATGTTCAGTTTGTCTAATGTTGTGACAATTAAATCGTATTCTTCGTATGCAGGGTCTGTGAAACTACAGTAGGTATTCTTGCTTAGGTGTATTTCTCTTAGTAAATCTTTGTTGGTTAGATACTTAATTTTAGGCACAATCATTAGTTAGAATTCTCCGTTATATGTTATATAATAGCACATTTTTATCATAATAAATAGTCTATATGACAAGGAAATCTGCTCAAAATGGCTCGTAAGACTTATCCCAACACGCCGGAAGAAGAAGCCGCTAGCATAAATGCGAAGAGCGGCAAGCCTGATAGCATCACCGCTGCACAAGTGTCCAACAATCGCGCACTTAATGAAAAATTAACAGCGGCATTTGGATTCGGCGGCGATAAAGCACCATCTTCGGGACCCGGCAGTAATCCTGTGGCTCCGTTTTCACAACTGGTAGCAGGTATTTCGGAAAACATCAGCCAAGCCACTAACGAAGGGCAAGCTGCCCTGCCAGACGCTACTTCTGTCATGGACAAACTCAAACTTGACGACAAGGTTTCTGATCTATCTGGCGGATTTAAATCAGGATTAAACCAGTTAGCAGGAGGTGCAAAAAACTTCGGAGCCAGTGCTATGGGTGGTAACAATACCATACAAAGTGCTGTGGGAGGTGCAGTTGATAAGCTAAGAACAGTTGCAGGTTCGACGAGTAACATAGCAGCAGATATCTCCGGAACAATTAACAAACTCACTGGTGGCAATCTTGCAGGCGGATTAATGAAAGCTGCCGGCGAAATCAGTGGAGCAGCAGGCATGCTCAACAATATACTTAGTCTCAAGCGAGGCATCAACATACCCAAAGGGGCAGAAGTGTTTGCACCACAAGGGCAGGCTATACAGTTGAAAGCAGGATCCAAGGATG